CAAGAGGGCCACCCGGCTTGCGCCGCATGAGTCTAGAGAGCTCATGTCTCTTATTAGGGAAGGAGGATTGGTCAGTTTGTATCGCAAACGTCAGCGGTCCGTCACTGCTCCTATAGCAGTGTGGACAGATGCCACTGGAGTCATATCCAAGGGCCTCGTTTTGCCGTTAAGCGATCAAACGACTGAGGACGAAACCAACAATGGTTGGAATCTCCGCAACAAAACATTAGCCTTACCTACGATTTCGGAATCCCAAAAGGATGCGATTCGTAGGTACGACTATGGGTCTGAATTCATATCCACCAAGTCTTCTTGGTGGCATAACTATGATTTCAGTAAAAACCCTGCTTTTGTTGGGGGGAGGACTGGAGAAGTCGGCAGGATGGATGGAGTTGTCTATCCATCCTGGTCCCCGTCGACGTTGGTAGCTCTTCCTTCAACCGATATCCAAATAACCGAGACAATGGGTTATGGGGGTACCGCTTGGAGGAACTTAGCCCCAACTGCGCGTCAAGGAAATCTTGACACGTTCTTGGGGGAGCTTCGGGAAGGCTTACCAGGCATTCCCGGCTCTGCGCTTGCTAGAAGTGCAGATACCGTCTCCACTCTTCGTCACTCCAGTTCAGAATATCTGAACTGGCAGTTTGGAATCAGGCCGATGATATCGGATCTGAAAAATATCGCTCGCTCAGTTTTGAGGGCGAGGGATATTTTAGGTCAATTGCGCCACGATTCTGGTAAAATCGTGAGGCGGCGTATGACCTTTCCACTCATTCAGACCGTGGACCAGAGTTTGGGCTCGATTGGGTTTTTACCCAGTCCAGCTTCCTGGTACTATTCTTCTACTAAGCCTGGGACTTATGTCTCGACTACTGAGAAGAAGTACTGGTTCTCTGGTGCTTTCACGTACGTTTGGCCGTCTGGTGACAGGCTTTGGGACAGAATTAAACTGTACGAAGCCGAAGCTCGGGTGATCCTCGGGCTATCACCAGACGTGTCGACGTTGTGGGAGTTATCCAAGTTCTCCTGGTTGTTCGATTGGTTTGCTGACCTAGGTGATGTCCTAAGTGGCATCTCTATCACGAACCACGATCAACTTGTTGCGCCCCATGCATATATCATGTCCCATTATTCTAGCAGTGTGGACCTGTTTTCAGGTTTCGCACTTAAGGGACAGCCTTTCTTCCAAGGCAGACGCCTGTTGGAAAGGAAAATGCGTATAAGGGCGTACCCCTACGGTTTCGACGTACCGACTGAAGGCCTATCGGCTTTCCAAACGTCGATCCTTGTGGCTCTCGGTATTAACCGAGGCCCTACGACGCGTATCATCAAACGTCTGAAATAAGACATGATGATATACGTCGTATTCCCTAAGGGCCCAAAAGGCCCAAACTCTCTGTATAGGAGCGCCACATGGCACTTTCTGACCCACAGACCGTTACTATTGGCGGCACCGCCTACCCGCTTCCGCGGGTGGGTATGGGCGATTCTTCGGGCGTGTTTCGCTCTGCCGATGGGGTTACCCAGATGGCAGTTCGTCACACGTACGGGAAGCGTGTCCGGAGGAACATCAAGCTTACCTTTAATAAGGTTGCTGCTGATCCTTTCCAGACTGACGTCAATACTAGCTACAATGCTTCGGTTAATTTCACAATTGACCATCCTGCTGTTGGTTTTACCTCAGCAGAATTGAAAGGCATTGTAGACGGACTGACCGCGTACCTTACGGCTACGTCGGGGGCTGTCGTCACCAAGATTGTTGGTGGCGAGAGCTAAGAGTCAGTAAGGGCTACGTGGCAAGGATTCAATTACCCCCTCAAGGAGGGATTGATGAAAAGCCCCATGCCCCTATTACAGAGGATCACCCAACAACTGGGTGATCGATGCGGCACAAGCACCAATCACGATTGGGAAACAATCGTGAGTCGGGTTAACACCGAGGGTTTATCGTTTGTTACGATTACCCTCCCCGATTTCTGTAAGGACTTCGAAGAAGCCCTAGATCTCGGGTATGTGGGATCACACCACTTTCGATCTTTTCGGAAGTGGCGACATCTCCCCGCATTTTTGCGAGGTTTTGTATCCCAGGTGTTTGACCCTGACACTGGTGTCCTACGTCAGGATCCTTCTGTGCTTTGCATCCAAGCTATTCGCCAGATTTGTCTGGTAATGGCAAAGATTAACCTCCCTTGTTCCGAGGAACGAGAAAGGAAAGCTTATGAAGGATACCTCAATGCCGAAGCGGAGCTACGAGAAGCCGACAGACATCGATCCAGAGGATCTCTGGACGACTTTGCTCGTGTTTCTCGTATGCTATGGAGTGATCTTTATTGCAGCATTGATAGCAATATATATGCTGGTAAGATCATACCTAAGCACGGTCCTGGTTCCACCGCTAGTGGGCTGAAAGGCAATGCCAAATTCAGCAACCGACGGTGGACCCACCGACTCGAGAACGTGTTTCCATTTATTGAAAATGGATTCGCATCTTGGAGTCAGTGGCAGGATTTGCCCCAAGTTCGGTGGCTTGGACCCCGGGAAGAGGAACCTGTTAAGGTTATCTCTGTCCCTAAAACGCTCAAAACCCCTCGCATCATCGCTATGGAACCTGTGTACATGCAATATGTACAACAGGGAATCCTAGAGCAGATTGAGAAGGGCTATGAGGATTGTGAAATCCCCAATGCCTTTGTCAATCATATCGATACCCAGCATGTCAATCAAGAATTGGCATGTCAGGGATCGATTGGTGGGTCTTTAGCTACACTCGATTTGAGTGAAGCTTCTGACCGGGTTTCGAATCAGCTTGTTCGTGAGATGCTGTCTCCGCATCGATGGCTTTTTGAAGCCGTTGATGCGTGCAGATCTCGAACAGCTGAACTTCCTCAGTTTGGCAAAGTCAAACTGGCGAAGTTTGCGTCGATGGGGTCCGCCCTCACATTCCCATTTGAAGCCATGGTGTTTTGCACCCTGATCTTCATGGGAATTGAGAAAGACGTAGGCCATCGTCTCAGTAGGAAAGAGATTCTTTCCTACAGAGGCAAGGTGCGCGTCTACGGTGATGATATTATCATCCCTGTAGAACATGTGCCAACCGTGATCGATTTGCTTGAGTCCAATGGACTTAAAGTAAATCGACGTAAGAGCTTCTGGAACGGGAAGTTCCGGGAGTCTTGCGGGAAGGAGTATTACTCCGGTACGGACGTGAGCATTGTCCGTTGCCGTAGTATGCTCCCTTCCTCGCGGAAGGACACCTCTGAGCTTGTTTCCACAGTTTCATTAATGAACCGGCTGTATTCAGCGGGTTTAGATGAAGCTGCGGACTACTTGTTTCACGAGTTGTCGAAGTTAATTCGGCTTCCTCGAGTCTCAAGCACGTCCCAAGCTCTTGGAGTGATTGTAGATGGCGACTTTGACGTCGACCGCTACAATCCGCACCTCCAACGCGGTGAGACCCGCGTTTGGGTTGTGGACGCTAAGCTGCCTGTCAATCGTATTGACGGGTACGATGCGTTGCTCAAGGTGTTTCTCAAGCGGTCTTCCCGACCGTTTGAGGACCCACGGCACCTAGAGGTGTCCGGTAGGCCCGTTGCCCTACGCATCAAGCAGCGGTGGATCCTGGCCGCTTAGCGGCCAGGTTCTCAAGTCTTTTTGACTTGAGTGCGG